CAGATGTACAAAATCTCACGAGTATATTTTCCTTCTTTCCAAGTCAAAGACATATTACTATGATGCGGAAAGTATAAAGGAACCAGTCAAACAAGATTGGGGAACAAGAGATAGAACAAACGGAAAGTATCACAATGCTGGAACTGGCTTGAATCCACATACTGGATTACAAAAGTCATACGAGAAGGCAAACAAACGTTCTGTTTGGTCTGTTACAACAAAACCATTTCACGGAGCACACTTTGCAACTTTCCCACCTGATTTGATTGAACCTTGTGTTATCGCAGGTTCACCTGAAGGTGGAATTGTATTAGACCCATTCTTCGGGTCAGGAACAACTGGTTTGGTCGCAATGAGAAATAATAGAAAATATCTTGGATGTGAACTAAATTCTGAGTATATTAGTATTGCGAATGAAAGATTGAAGCCAGTAGAAACAGAAATCAAAAACAAAGAAATTACAGAATCTCTTATTCAGAATTATTTTCAATTCTAACAAATAAATTTAGACAGGAGTAAATATGGAAAAGTCAAGGTTGATGAACTTCATTAGCAAGTATCACCTAAACGGTTTGGTTCAATCGGTTGCTTGGAACTCTAATGGTTCTCTTTCAACTCGGTTTATCTCTGACGATAAGTCGGTGGTAGGAGAAGTTCAGATGAACACATTCAACGGAACAAAGTCAAAGCTCGGTGTTTACAATACCGACCTTCTTGTAAAGTTGCTCGGTGTTCTTGGTAATGACATCAATTTCAATGTCAATCTTGCACAAGACAAGGCATTCTCACTTACACTTGACGATAACTCAACAACGGTAAACTATATGTTGGCTGACATGGCAGTTATTCCACCAACACCAGAGTTGAAGCAACTTCCTCCGTTCCAACTTACAATCAAGTTGACAAAGGAATTCATTGATAAGTTTATTCGTGCTAAGGGAGCTCTTCCTGAAATTGAACACTTTACTCTTGTCAAGAATCAAAAGTTGAATAAGTATCAAGTTGTTCTTGGTCATTCTAATCTAAACTCAAATCGTATCTCTCTTGATATTGATTGTGAAGTTAGTGAAGACATTGAACCGATTTCATTCTCAGCAAAGTATTTCCGTGAGATTCTTGCGGCAAACAAGGACTTGAATGGTGGAACACTCGCGGTATCATCAGAAGGTCTTGCTAAGGCAGAGTTTGAAATTGATGGATTTGAATCACGATATTTCTTGGTTCGTTTGGAGAACAACTAATATATTTATGAGTATAGTTCGTGTCCTCCTCTCTCGTCCTTTGAGACGGTGATGGGGCCGAACATTCTTCCCAAAAGGGAGTTCGGCCGGGCTCCCTTTTACTTTTGATTCATATTTATATGATATATCATGGAGAACAAAATGAAATTGTCAAGTAGAAAAGAACTTCTGAAAGAATCACAACTAACACTCAAATCAATCAAGGAGTCCTTGAATGAAGGACTAATCTCGGTAAAGGGTAAAATGATTGAAGAGCCAGAACAATATGTTGTCAGATGCCACACGGTAAATGATTCTCTAAAAAAACAAACGTATTATGCCAATAATATGAAAGTTGGTTATTATATGGCTGGTGAAGGTACTAATACTTTTGGTACTGATGACATAAACAAAGCAACCGTTCATACAACTGAGGACTCCCCTAATAAATATACGAGTGGAAAACCGCGCAGATTCTTATGGGGTCAATTGGCAAAAGATTTTTTACCTGGCGATTTCTTTGAACCAGTTCCTGTTGATGTAAAAATCACAAGAACCATAACGATAAAAAAATAAGATAATACAAAGGGAACTTCGGTTCCCTTTTTCATTTGGAAATGTCCCAAAAATTTCGTATATTGTATTCATCTGATAACAATAAGGTTTCAAAATGTTCAATCCCCAACACACCCTCTATGTGGAAAAGTATCGTCCACAATCACTTGACACGTATATTGGAAACGAAACAATCAAGGAAACGTTCAAGAGATACCTACAATCAGGTGATGTACCACACCTTCTTCTTTATGGTGATGCCGGTAGTGGTAAGACAACACTTGCAAAGATTGTAGCCAACACAATTTCAAAAGACAATTACATTTACATAAATGCTTCCGATGAGAACTCCATTGATACCGTCCGAGACAAAATCAAGCAGTTCGCATCATCTATTGGTTTCGGTGGTTTGAAGATTATCATTCTCGACGAGTCTGATTATCTCACTCCAAATGCACAAGCTGCTCTCCGTAACATCATGGAGACGTTCAGCAAGACAACACGATTTATCCTAACGTGTAATTACGTGGACAAGATTATTGACCCGATTCAATCTCGGTGTCAAATCTTCAACATCGTTCCTCCATCTAAGAAAGATGTTGCAGTTCACACGATGGGAATTCTTGAATCGGAAGGTGTGGAGTTCTCAAAGGAAGATTTAGCACAAATCATCAACATGACTTATCCTGACATTCGTCGTGTACTGAATACAGTTCAACGTTGTATTCTCGATGGTAAGATGCAACTTGATAAGTCAACTCTTGTTCAGAATAACTTTTACTCAACAGTTGTTGACGTATTAAAGTCTGGTAAGAATAAGAAAGAAAAGTACACAGAGATTCGTCAGATTCTTGCTGACAACTCAATCCGTGATTACAACCCACTCTTCCGTTATCTGTATGATAATGTAGAGGAGTTCGCTAATGGGTTTGTGTCTACCGCGATTCTTATTATCGCAGAATCACAATACAAAGATGCAATGGTAGTAGACCATGAAATTAATGCGATGGCGATGTTCATCCAACTCATTATGGAAATAGACCAAAGAAAGTAAGATGGAGATAAACAAGATATATAATGAAGATTGTTTGGAGACAATGAAAAGAATACCAGATGGATTCATTGATTTGGTTGTAACTTCTCCACCTTATGATAACTTACGCCAGTATAACGGTTATTCATTTGATTTTGAAAATACAGCAAAAGAATTATATCGAATCGTTAAAAATAGTGGTGTAGTTGTTTGGGTAGTTGGTGATGAAACATCAAATGGAAGTGAGTCTGGTACTTCATTTAAACAAGCACTTTACTTCAAACAGATTGGATTTAACTTACATGATACGATGATATACGAGAAAAATTCACCGGCATATCCTGCATCTAAAAAATCTAATAGATATACACAGATATTTGAGTATATGTTTGTATTATCGAAAGGTAAACCATTTGCAAATTTGATATGTGACAAACCAAACAAATGGTATGGACATAAAGACTTTTCAGGCAAACTAAAAAATCCAGTTCCAGAATTTTCTCCAAGAACAAACATTTGGAAATATACCACATCGTTTAATGGTGTCTATCACCCTGCACCTTTTCCAGAACAATTGGTGGAAGACCATATATTATCTTGGAGTCAAATAGGTGAGATTGTATATGACCCTTTTATGGGAAGTGGAACTACTGCTAAGATGGCGTTGATGAACAGTCGTAAATTTATTGGTAGTGAAATATCGAATGAATATTGTGATATAGCCAATAATAGAATTAAAGATATATGTGCAGTTGATTTGATGAATCTAAATAAATTTTTTGAATAGAAGGGAAATAACTATGAGCAATGTATTTGATATTGGTGGGGGACAACCACCACAACAAAAGGTAAATGTGAATTTGAACGAGGCACAAGATTTGACGTGTCCTAATTGTGGAAGTCACTTCTTCAACACAGTATTTATGTTCAAGAAACTATCGGCACTTGTGTCACCAAATGGTAGAGAATCTTTGATTCCTATTGAAACTTTCGCGTGTATTGAATGTGGAACAATTCCAAAAGAACTTCTACCAAAGGTCCCAGGTAATGGCTCGGAACTTATTTGATTTAATTAAGGGTGTGACCAAAGATAAGATTAAATGGGAAACCCTTGCCGAAGAAGAACAGAAGACGTGGAATAACTTTATTGTTACACGTTGGTTTTCTATGGAGATGGAATTAACAGATGCCGTGAATGACTTTCAAAAGTATAGTAACGGCATCCTTACTTCCAAAGATTACTATAAGCTACTCCATGATATTTTAACAAAGACAACATTTTATCTGAAGTACACAAAGAAAAAGAAAAAGATAGATATAGATTCGCAATTTGTAGATTTATTCTGTCAGCATTATCAACTTGGTAAGAAAGTAATTTTTGAGTATATTACAGACCTTGTAAGAATAAATCCAAGCGAACTTGTTTCTGTTTTGGAATCTTACGGAACCAAGAAAGAAGACGTAGAAAAATTCAAGAAACAAATAAAGACATTACAATGAGGACAACAAAGATGGCAATAAAAGAAATTGACTTGGGTAAAAAGAAAGATGAGAGTGACATCATTGCTCAAATGGAAGAGAAGTTTCCAATTATGACTACGGACTTTAAGAGGATTCAGCGCGAACAGTATGAACTCTTTTGCCGTAAGCAATCGAACTATGGACCAGATAATATTTCATTAGGAACAACTCTTGAAAGAGAAAACGATAGAAAGTTATCACTTCAAGGTTTGTTCTTCCGATTGAATGATAAAATCAATCGTTATAAGCAAATGATTATGTTTGGTTCTGTGGATGCCGTTGGTGAATCACTTGAAGATACATTCAAAGATATTTCAGTTTACGGTATCATTGCACAACTCGTTCAAAACGGGAAGTGGGGTAAGTAATGTCTTCTTCAAGAATTTCCTTCTCACAATATCAAATGTGGAAGGGATGCCCTCACCGTTGGAAACTCAATTATATTGATAAGGTTTCCGTACCTTCACCATCTATTGCACTCGTGTTTGGAACTGCCATGCACGAAGTTCTGCAAATGTATGTGGAGATATTATATCGTTCTACGATTGAAGAAGCAAATTCACTTCCACTCGAAGACCTCCTAAAAGAAAAGATGGGTGTGGAGTATAAGAAGATGTTGACTGAAAACAATGAACAACACTTTTCCAATCCAGATGAAATGCAGGAACATCTTATAGATGGTATTGAAATCATTCGTTGGTTCAAGGCACATCGTGAAAAGTTCTTTATGAAAAAGGGATGGGAACTTGTTGGTATTGAATTACCAATCAATATCATACCACTCGAATCAAATCCAAATGTTCGTCTCGTTGGTTTTCTTGACTTGGTAATGCGAGATTTGAAAACAGGCAAGATTCACATCTACGATTTCAAAACTTCAACAAGTGGTTGGAATAAATACACAAAGGCAGATAAGGTAAAAACATCACAACTTGTTTTGTATAAGACCTTCTATGCAAAGCAATTCGATATTCACCCCGATGATATTGAGATTGAGTATCTTATTTTGAAACGTAAGATTGATGAGAATGCAGAGTATGCTGCAATGAGAAATCGTGTTCAACGGTTTGCACCTTCACATGGAAAGGTATCGCAAAAACAAATCCTGAAAGAGATTCAAACATTTGTTGAGACTGCATTTGATTCAGAAGGTAACAAGAGAACAGACATTTACTATCCTGCAATTGAAGGTGAGAAGGCCAAGAATTGCCGATGGTGTGAGTTCAAAGATAAAGATGATTTATGTCCAATAAAGAATAGGGTTCAATAATGAAGTACGCATATACATTTGATGATATTCAAATTATTCCAAAGTATAGTGAAGTAGATAGTCGTGGTAAATGTAATCTTGTAACAAACTTTACAAAACAATATAAGATTGGTACACCACTTGTTGCTTCACCAATGGATACTGTAACCGAATACAACATGGCAATAACAATCGCATCATATGGTGGGGTCGGTGTAGTTCACCGATTCATGACCATTGAAAGACAGGCAAATCAAATTCGTAAGATTAAAGAACAAGAGAAGTTAGTAGCCGGCGCAATTGGTGCAACAGCTGACTACAAAGAACGTGCACAAGAACTTGTAAACGCAGGTGCAATCGTTCTTCTTATTGATGTTGCCCACGGTAACACAAAACAAGTTCGTGATGCAATTGCTTGGTGTAAACAAAATCTGCCAAACTATGTGGATGTAATTGCAGGTAATGTTGCTACATATGAAGGTGCAAAAAATCTGGTAGAGTGGGGTGCCGATGCCATTCGTGTTGGTATTGGAAATGGTTCTCTTTGTGAAACAAGAATTAGAACTGGTGTTGGTATTCCGCAAGTCACTGCTCTTATTGAGTCTATTCGTGCCGTAGAAGAATCAGGAATTGATGTTCCAATTATTGCAGATGGTGGTGTGAGAATGACAGGTGATG